ATGCACGGAATTTATATACGCTACAATGTCTCAGAAGAAACCCCTAAAGCACAATGGCCCAAAAAATTGGATGCATTTGCCTATGTTCAACGAGGGAAACCACAACAAGAAAATGACAACACGCTTTCGTTGGAAGAGTTAAGAAGTCATGCAATCCGCTATATTAAAAGCTTAAAAGAAAATGCGAGTGTCCATTTGGTAGAACAACGCAATGGTGAAATTGAGCATTTCGATCGTCGCTATATGGAATCGTTAAAGTTAAAGGAAAATATCGATGCGCAACTCATTAATCTCGAGGAAATTCGCTTACTTTTGCAACTAATGAATGTCCTGAATTTGTCGCATGGTTTTGGAGAAAATGCTGGGAAACTACTCCGCCAAATTACCCCATATGCAAAAGAGGTGGAGCATCCAACATTCCAAACAACACGAGTAGAACGTCATTTTTATACGGAATTGATTGAACATATTGAAACAGTGTATACACGCATCATGCGCCAACACAATCCGTCTACAAATGAAATGCAGCAGTCGGAAAAGCTTTGGACAACAGTTTGTGAGCAGACAATTGAAAAGGTTGAGTCACGCATAGAACGTTTGTCTTCGATAAAATTAAAGCATGAGAAAAATTTGTTAGAGTTTAGTCAATTAAAGCAGCAAAATGTCGAAGCGAAGGAACGCTTAGATCATGCTGTTAATGAGCTGGATGTCATACTAGGTGCATTAGAATCGTAATCATCTAACGATTGACGGAGACTCCGAATAAAAATAAAAGCATGTTGCCGATTGAGCTCAAAAGTGTAGCTCTGCTCGGCAACATGCTTTTTATTGTGGTTTTGCTTTCTTTTCTGTTTCTTCATTTTTTGACTGGCGATAGACCCGTAATAAATCAAACGCCAGTAACAATACAATAATATAAAAAATGGGGCTGTTCAAAGATAGTCCGAATTGTGACTTCCCACCAAGTAATGATAAGATAATCCAAAGTCCGACTGTGTAGAGGGTTACACCCACATATGCCTTTTTAGATAGCCTCTTATATGTACCCTTTGCTGTCGATATTTGAATAATGACGAGGACGATTAATATAACAAGGATAACCTTCTTCGATAAAACCTCTGCTAAAGTAGTGGTAGGAAAAAAATCATTGACGAATAGTAGCGTGAAAAATACAAGAATACAAAAATTTAAAATGCTTGAAAGCTTCATGTAATGTCTCCTTTGATGCCAAATGTTCCTTTCTATTGTAACATGGTTATTTGTGTTAAGAATATAAAGCCACATTTAAATTGATGAAAATTTATTTGTTTGTGATTCCTCAAATAGAAGGAGAAGCAAAAAAATTCCCTCTCCACCATTCGCTATAACGAACAGTGAGAGGGAAAAGTATGTTTCTATTTTTTATTGATTTGTCGATACAGGACAGTTGCAAATTGCTCGCGAGTAAGTGGCTTTTGTGGATCTAACCCATTCAGTAGGCCTTGTTTTTTAGCCCATTGCCAGCCCGCTTCATGGGAATCACTAACAGGTCGTTCCACCAATCCTAACGATTTTTTAATGAAATCTAATTGTTGTTTTATAGCATGGTTCTCCGCTTTTAATTCTTCAAATTGTGACACTGTAAAACCTCCCTTATTGTCCGTCAGTAGATTCAGTTCCTTCTGTACTCTATGTAAGAAGGAAGACCATCTTCCTTCATCAAGAATACGATGGGGGCAGTATTTTCCATTCCAATCCTGATGCTTTCTCACTCGATCCATTGTCCAGCCACGTTCATGCAATAGCTGTGCTATAAGTTGGACCGCTAATTCTTCAGCCCTTGCATAGCGTTCACCACCTGATTTCGAGTAACAGATCTCAATACCGATGGATTTCATGTTGCCGTTGCCTTTTCCATCTCCACAATGCCATCCAGTACGATGTAAAGGTAATCCTTGGATAACTTCTTGATCATCCACAGCAAAATGGTAGGACACCTGATTGTGATTACTAATCATATAACGAATTTCGTTTGAAGCTGCCGCATCATTGGCTGTATTATGTATAGTTATAAATTGTGCATCCATGTGATAAGGACATTTGATACCGTATTTTGAGGGCGATACTAAATTCTGTTTAATGTTTATAGTCAATAAAATCATCTCGTTTCGGTTTCACATAAGCCAGGGCTCTTTTTGAATCACTAACATTGGCCGTGGTCGGGTCTAAAATTGCGTTATATGTACTGACTGCCATTAAAGCTAATATGTAAGGGTTAGCAAGCGCATTGACAATTAAGGTCCAGACACTTTCCCAGGTAGTCAAATCAGCGCCAGTGATGCCGTAGTAGGCAAATAGGGGGGTAATAATCGATAATCCTAGGGTCACCCAGAATTGTGGGTTGCAAATGCGAACTTTCCAGTTAATTTTCATATGTATCCATTCCTTTCTTTATAAACCTAGCCATTTTAGTAGGAGTGCCCCTACAATTGTTGTCGGAATGAAAATCCACCAATGTAAATATTGTTTGATCGTGTCACTAATAGAGAGGCTATCTTTAGCGGATTCCAGTTTTAAATCCTCTTCAATACTGTCCACTCGTTTTCCAATGCCCTTTACATCATCTTGTAGTTCAACTTGCGACATGTTTAATTTGGTGAGGTTAATATTTATGTTATTGAAGGTTTTATCCATTCTATTTAATTGAATTTGTTGGTGTTTATTCATTTCTTGTTGTTGTTCTGACACGACTGTTAAGCGATACAATAATTCATGATTACCTTCCAGTTTTGAAATACGGCTATCCTGATTCTTGATTTCCACTTCAACACTAGCTAATCGTTCACCTAGCTTGTCATTTTGCAATTTAATCACCGACTTTATATAAATAATAAAAGGATAGGGAGAACGATAAGATCCACACCTATCCTGAACTGACTGCTCATTTCATCTAGTTTTCAAGTAATGTAATATCCTCAAAAATTTCACAGAATCTATCAAATAGAGTTGCTTTCTTACCTGTGAATTCTAAATCACAATTTAAGACAATCTCCTGTAAAATATGTAACATGTCAATTTTTTCTGCCGTTTCTTCAATAATAAAATCTTCATGTAGTAACGTCAAAATTTGTTGTTGCACTTCTTTTTCTGCTTCTTCAGTGAAAATAGGAAGCTCAATCTCTTTTTCATCTACAATTTCTGTATTATATAAAATTTCTCCATTTTCATCTTTTTCCGCATATTCATCAACCAATTGTTGTCTTTCTTGATTTACTTGATTCAATTGCTGTTCTAACAATTTGATAAAGCGAGTTCTCATTCGTGATTCTTTCCCTTTTAAAATGAGGTTAAAAAGAAAAGCTTGTAATTCACCGATTTCGTAATTTTTTATAATCATCTCTATTTCTCCTTTTGTTCACTAATTTACATAATAAACGCATAGCCAGTAACGCCGCCATTCACCACAATGACTGTGTCAGTGTTATGAACCATTAGGACACGGGGTTCGATCGTCGTGACAATATCAGAATCATCCCAAGTCGGAATAGTAATTTCAACAAGGATCTTTGGCTTCGATACAGATAAATCAGTGTTGATTTGACTGACTGCTTTACTAGTAATCTCAGTATTAATTTGACTTACTTTACGTGCGATAATTTCAGTGTTTATTTTACTTACGTAGGCTACAAAAATTTCAGCATCCGAATCAGCATCTTCATATACTCTAGCAGTAACTAAAGCTTCAACAGTAGGCTTAGATACAACAAGTTCGATTAGTATATCACTCTTAATATTCGGTTCAATTTCGACCCAAATATCGTTGCGATATTTTACTTCAATTTCAATGTAAATTTTTGGTTTAGAAACAGCTATTTCAGTATATAAGTTATTATTTTTAATAACTCGTGGAGTAATTTCCGTTGGGATAGTTTCCTTGCTCACTATAATCTCAGTGTCAACAACACTTGCATAAATAGTGTTAATATCAATTTCAGTGTCAATAACGCTATTCCTATAAGTAGGAATAGTAATTTCAACATGTGTGCAAGGTTTAGAAACGACTAATTCGGTGTCAATTTCGTCCTCTTTTCTTCTTGAAGTTGATATTTCAATAGGAATAGTAGGTTTGTTGACAATTATTTCAATCAAAATGCGACTATCTCTTGGATTTCTAACACTAATCTCTGTTGTAATATCGTGATCTTTCGGAATAGCTACTATTAGCTCGGTAGGCACATAAGGCTTATTTGCTGTGATTTCAACACATATATCTTCATCTAAAGGCACTTCTGATCGGTGCACGTAAAGATATGTTTGTTGATCAGAAGATTCAAATGTTGAATCAACAGTTATTTCAATATTTTTATCTGAATTTAGCCGCTTATATACGAAGATTTCAGTAATATGCTGACTTCTACCAAAACTAAATATCCTGGAGTCATAGTATTCTACTACTAACGCTGGAGGGAGTTTGGATTCCCTGGTTTTAAATGTAACTTGTCCATCCGTTATTTCATTAGACACACGAATGATAAAGCCGTTATTTATTTGAGTAAGTGCTACCCAATTTTTTACAATATCGAATACATTAAATTCAACGTAACCTGCTTGTTTGTTGACAGTAAATTGATTGGTAATTAGCTTAATCGGAGTGGGTCTATTTAAGTGCGTAATACCATATTCAGACCATGAATTATTAGCATTTAAAACCTCTAGAGTAATATTTTGAGGGATACTGTTACTGTAGTACAATCTTAAATTTGCATCCGTAAGTACATAAGATGGATTAATGGAAGATAAGTCAAATTGTACAAATGAACGCCAAATATCCTCGTGACTACGACCAACTACCATAGAAGAATAGCCACCGTAGTTAATTGTTTGATAGTCTATTTTTTCACGCGTGAAAGCGTCTTGAGTAGGGTTGAAAATGTCTGTAATAATGGGCGGTTGTTGAATTTCATAGAGCGTTGACATTCGATTATGAGGAGGTATTTCTATTTCAGCTTCTAGGTTGTTGTATCCAATCGGTTGAATTTCAGTTAGAATTTCTGAATTACCACGATACATAATGTTTATGTAAATCTCTTTTGAAGTCTCATCATAGGCCCGAGGGATAATATATGTATTAATATCAGCGTTTTCAGCAGGTCTCGCAATAATTTCTGTAAATACGTCATTGTTTCCAACAGCGATTAAAGAATATTTGGCTTTAAAGCTGTTGTGAGGGGGTGAATCAGTGTGGAAGGATGCTATTACTATTTCACCCGTATTCTGTTGTAGCAGGGGATCCGTAACTCCTTCATTAAAATTATTTTCCTCCATAATTTCACTTCCTTATCACATTGTATTGTGATTAGGCTTTGTCTGCTCTTACGATAATGTCAAAAGAACCGTTAGCGTCAGGCGTTGCGCCTAATTCAGATTTTAGTCGAATGAAGAATGACATTTCTTCGTTGTTTTGTAGTACACTACCTAATCTTAAATCAGGTTGTGGGTCAAAAGGAGATGAACTTGTACTAAACTCACAAGTCATACCTGTAGGGAAATTAGATGTATTAGCATACAAGTGAATGTTCTTAACGTCATAGCCATATTGGTTTTTAAGAATAACCTCATGCTCAATTGTAGTTTGACCTGCAATGATAACACCGAAGTCAAGATACTGTAGAACTTCACCAATCTCACTAGAGAAGTATTGACCATACACATCCTTGAACATAAGACCTGAATATGAGCCAATAAAGCTTGCTTGCCAATAATCAGTAGTACCAAAGAAGTCTTGAAACTCTATTTTAAGTGTGTTCCAATCATCAATTCTAATATCTTTACTACCGATTACTAACTCAATGTTCTGAGGTGACTCACCTAGTTTAGTAAAGCTTCCATCAGTAGGGTAGTAGTAACCATTGTTGAGTAATACACGATATTGAACACGAGTTAAATCATCATCACTTAAAATACCTTTAAGAATATTAGCGTCAAATGAAATGTCGATTTTAGCAGTAGTGTTTAAGATGTATAAGCTTGTGTCTGAAATAGTTGTAGTGTCACGAGGAAGATAATCTTCATATGAAACACTCTCCACAACAGAAACAATTGTGTCACGAGGGTTGTCTTTCAAGAACACACCAATGTTCAAGTATTTTTCTTTCCATGTACGCCACTGAGCATCGGTGATGTTATTTAGGTCTGTATGTTTCATACCATTAGCTGATATTGCTTGCTCCGTAGAAGCATCAGAGACAACAAACTTTTCTAGTTTTTTATCCCATACATACCATTTATCAGGTGTTTCTCCTGCGATAAAGTAGCGAGCTTCATCACGATATGATTGAGATATGTCATTGACGATAACATCATCTAAAGCACCATAGACACGTTTAGGGTTGACTAGTTTAATAAACTGAGGTTTTGGTATAGCAGTCATTTCAAGCACTCTCTGAGCAGTCTCAGGGGCTTCATCTGTCCATGTGACAACTTCAAAATCACCTTCTAGTTCATCTATAGGCGACCAATTAGCTTCAAGAATTAAATCAGCTTCATTTACTTCTTCATCATCTGTGTAATAAAGAACCTCAACACTGTCGCCAAATTCATCATAAATATCGAATGGCTCAGTAGTTGTTGATACGATAATATCGTCTGTTGTTTCTGTGTATACTAGAACCTCAGGAAGTTCACCAATGTAATCATATACACTATAGGGTTCAACACCTGTTTCAAATGACACTAGCGAAGTATCTGAATCAGTGTAGTAAATTACTTGAGCTGTATCACCTAAGAGGTCTTGTGCCTTGAAAGTATCTTTGTTCAACACGATAGAAGCAAATTGTTTATCTTCAAAATCAGACCACATGACTATTGATTTGTTTCCTGATAGCTCTTTCCATTGAGCTTCTTTTATGTGGTCTAAGTTTTCCATACCATATAATAAGAAGTTTGTTTCTGTTGGAGTTGTAGTTATCCATGAACTTCCATCATAGAATTTATATTGTGAGTTGTGTTGAATTAGATATTTGTCAGGAATAGGAGAAACAACTCTGTCATAGATTTCTATTGAGTCCAATTGACCATTGTAAAAGTAAGTCGTAGGTGTTGTTCCATTATTAACTGCACCAAGTCTTAAATTGTAAGTACCTATTCGTATTTCAGTTTCTAAAGCAGTTGTTGTAGCATCTGGCGCTATCATATCATCTATATAAACTTTGACACTATCTGAATTCGTTTTGCCATCCCATATAAATAAAACATCATGCCATAAACCATCAGTTATAATTTTATTTGAATAGAGAGAGAATCTTGGATTACTAGCAATTGCCCTTAATGAATTCCAATACACCCTACCATTCGTATCTATAGCAATTGTGTCGCCATCTTTGGTAGAAGCATCAGTGGTAGCTAACAGTAGTGACGGTATGCTTGGTTTATTTAATATTTTAATTTTAAATCTAATGCTTTTTGCTCCAATAGGAATTATCTTGCTGTTAAAATCCACATATTGATTAGTCCCATTAAATGACATAGCATTGCCAATGCCATTCCAACCTGTTACACGAGTAGGAGCATTGTATAAAGTACCTGTATATCCACCAATGGAATCCATAGCATTGCCACTAGGCTCATCGAAACCAATAAATGTTTTACCATATTTACTTAAATTATCTTTACTATTAGCCATTGTATTGACCTCTTTTCTTAGTAATTGTTTTCTATTTTAATTGTCTTGAAGTCAGTATGAATAGGGATAGTAAAAGCCTTTCCTTTTCCAAGTGAAGTGTTAATATCACTAACCGTTTCATATTCAGTTGTAGATTTAGTAAAATCAATTGGTGGTCTATCGACTGCTGAATCTATCTCTTTTACTATTCCACCTTGAGCTAACATCATATATTCTGCTGTGTTAGGAATCTCTTTTACACGAGCTGAGGTAGGAGATAGAACAAGGTTTCTATTGTCTGTTGTTTTAACGACTAAGCGTTTTTGAGTGAAGTCAGAAGGTAGTAGAGCCTTATTGTAGATTTGTAAATCGTCTAACTCACCTGTAAAATGTTGAGTCGATGTAGCATTTAAGCTAAGATTATTTGTTATTGTGTTAGATTCTGTTCTTTTGGCTCTAGCAATACCATCATATATATTTGAGTTGTCTATATAAATCTTTGTTAAAGTCCCATCAAATGTTATCAAAATATCATGCCACTTATCATCAGCGACATTTTGCTGAGAGCTTACATATACCAATGTGTCTGCCCACCCTTTGGCATCATGAATGTAGAAACGTATTTGCCCACCAATTATCCTTACATCTATACCATATCCTGTGCTAACCCCATTCACCATAATAATTCCTTCGCTTATTTGGCTAGTTTTAATTTTAAATTTAATACTTTTCTCACCAATTGGTGTCACCTTATGATTGAAAGTAATAATATTAGACTGTTGTGGAAAGTTCATAGCAAAACCTTCGCCATTCCAACCCTCAACTCTTGTTGCTCCTGTAACAGTACCAATATAATTATTGCCTAATTTATCTACAATATTTCCACTTGATTCATCAAAACCAAACCATGCGACTCCATATTGTGCCATTAATTGCTCTGTTGTTGCCATTTATTACACCTCTCTTTTATAACCGAACAATATATCACCAATAGAAAGCTCTGTAGCATGACCATTATTCTCTGAAACATTGATTCTATAGTAAGAGTATGTCTTAATATTATTAAAAACAAACTGTCTTGTTTCAACAGAAAGCCAATTTGTTTCGTTACTAATAGTGGCTAGTGTTTCATAAGCTGTCCCATTGTTTGACCCTTCTATAATAAAATTTTTGGGTGCAGACGTTAATGTTGATGTATTTCTATGTGACAGATTTAATATATTGACTAAAATATTTTTACCATAATTAATTTCAATCCATCCTGTTTTATTAGAGCTGACCCATCCATCGTCTGCATTAATTGTAGTTCCATTGAACGCTTTCCAAGCAGGGTAAGTCGAATTGAATATTCCGCTAGACTTGGCAATCAATGGAACAGGCGAAGTATCAGAAGTCATATTTGTGTTGTGCCAAGTGTAGATTGGCTTAAAATCATTATCTTTGTTTACTTCCTTGATACTCAAAGTGTTGACTATTCCAATATCTTGTGCAAACAACTTACCACTTACATTTGCAACAGGCGTATCATCAACATATATATGTTTATCAAATGGTACATCTAATTGAATCTCTTTGCCTTGTTCAATTCCATGTAAAATCATGTTTTTAATTGAGTTGTCAGGAAGGTGAATAAGAGTGTTGTCTGATAGGGAATAGTGTTCATTTGTTGTTGAGCTTTTGAGAGTCAATGAAAGATTGGCACTAAAGCCGTATTGAAGATTACCTATTCCAACATAATTTTCAGTTGATTGATATGTTCCCCAAGTTCTAAGTTTGTAGTATCTAAAACTATCCTTTTTATTAAATACATACTCTCTAGTTTCGGCTTTTCCCCATATAGGTATATCCAATTTAGAAGCCATTAAAGTCCAATTGGTATTATCATTTGAACCGAATATTTCAAAGTTCTTTGTACCAAAAGTCACTGCCCCGTTAACACTTGTTATTCTTACCCTATCTACAAGACGCTCTCTCCCATAGTCAAGAGTTATGCTTGCATCCGTTATACCATTAGCAGAAGCCCAAGCATCTTGATTGTCAACTGTTGTTCCATTAAAAGCTCTCCAAGGAGCTACATTAGATGGATATACACTACTAGCACTCGCAACTAATGGAACAGGAGTTGTATTGGATGTCATATTAGTTTCATGCCAAAATATTGTTGACATTGAATCATTCCTTTCGTCTATTCTATTCTCCAAACAAAAAACTCAGCACTAATTAAAACCAATGCTGAGTGGCTTTCTATCTAATTGTGTTACCCATAATCCATCTGAGTTTTCTGATACAGAATCTTGTAGAATGTAGTTCTTATTATTAAAAATACTATCTAACTTTACATTATTAGACATACCGTATTTTATCAAATTTTCTATATTTATTTCTGACATTTCTATAATTTTATTCTGAACACTTTTAAATAATATTTCGCCAATACATACGTATCCATATCCGTTAGTACTCAAAACTTCTATTCTGTAATATTGATATTCACTAATATTATTGAAGCTATATTCTTTAGTTTCCCCATTGCTCCATGTCTGTCCTTTATATTCGGCTAATTTAGTAAACTTAGAATTATCATTTGATGCCAAAATATTAAAGTCTCTTGGCATACCATTTGCTACAGCTTGAGTTAGCATTGTAGCACTGAGTTCAAGAACATTGACATGAACCCTCTTACCATAATTAATCTGTATCCAACTTGTAGTACCAGTAGCACTACTCCAATAATCGTAACTACCATTATCTTTAGTGCCATTGAATGCTTTCCATGCTGGATATGTTGTATTAAATTCACTAGCGGCATTTGCTACTAAAGGAGCAGGAGTTGTATTGGATGTCATTTTAGTTTCATACCAAGTGTCGATATTTAATATTGAATAATATTTTCCTTTGGCAGAGAGTAGTGTTTTACTCGTTGCAAAAGAACCACTCCCATCAAAGAAATAAGTTCCTTCAAATTCGCTATCCTCTAACAATTTGTCAATATTATTAAAAAATGGTGCTTGACCTGCATTGATAGAGGTGGAGACATTAGTATTAACACTTGCGGCACTACCTATGACTGGTTTAATCTTTGTTATAACATTTTGAGGATTGTCTTTTATACTAGTCCAACTAGAAAAGCTTCCACCATTTGCATTCCATCTAAATCTGCCTTGAGTCGCAGATGTTAAATCTAGATGAATACCGTATATAGCATTGACAACTGGTTGCCATATCGCAATCATAGTTCCAAGCATGGATGAAGCACCACTCCAAGATGGATTGTCTTTATCAGTGAAACCTATCCATCTATTAGAACTTCCTGAACCATTTTTTATTTCAAAATAAAACTTACCCTCTCCGAGAGAGCGATAACCTATTGTGCTATCAGAACGCAATGCCCCATTTGCCACTGTGTAGTCATTAGAAGTAATCCATTTACTGTTTATTACAGACACTGCCATATTATTTCACCTCTACTTTTATACTTCTAATATCAATATATTTCTTCAAATCAATAGTCTTACTAAATACTTTGCCAACTTCACCCTCATTTAAAATCTCACTTTTATCTGTCATTGACATGGATTCTAGTTCTGTTACTGTGCGGTCAAGTAGGGGAGAAAGATTATCCATACCTTCTGATTGGAATTTAGTTGAAGTAGGTAGGGTAGTAGACACTGTTGACCAATAAGGATGTATTTTATCTGCTTTCTTTTCATACATGTTCAGTGTTGTAACTGCTGTGTATGAAGTATATGACGAGATAACACTGAGTCTATACATCTTATATTGTGTACTATTAGAAAAAGAATATCCTATTAAATTTGCATTGTTAGGATGTACTCCTGAATGAAGAATAGTAAAATCAACACCATCATTACTGCCTGAAAACTCAAAGTTTTTAACGCCATGATTACCACCACTTAGATTGAATGAGCCAAATTCTATTTTTTCTACTATTTTAGGTTTTTCAAATTCATACATAATCCAAGAGTTGCCATTAGTAGGAAGTGCATCTAGCCTCCACATTGTAGCAGAATTATTATCGAAAGCATGATATGGAGGAAAACCACTTCTAAATCCACTGCTCGATGCCACTCCCTTAGGTGCTGTATCACTCGTCATTATTGGAATAGCATTAACATTATCGCTAATAGCAGGGACTTCTTCGTTAAACTTTTTATACTCACCATTATTTAAAATAAGAGTTTTATTTAAATAACCATTTTTAACCTTAAATTCAAATTGGTACATATAATTTAGCCCACTGGTTGAAGGAATTACGCAAATCAATCTATAATATCTGTACTCTCGAATATTCCCATTTAAGCTAGTCATTTTTTGAGTTTTAGTTGAACTTCCTTTAAAATCAAAATTTGACCCAATATCAACCCATACTGAGTTATTTGAACTACCTTGCCACTTCCATGTCCCGAAGCTATTTTGCCCATTTGCAAGTAAAAGAGCTTCATCAACTACCACTGGTTTTTTAAAATCAAAGGTTAAGTAAGTTCCCACAACCAAAGAGCCAGTGACAATGTAGGGCGTAGAGCCTGATTGTGTCCCATCAATCCAATTGTCTAATTTGTTGGCTTCATTTAGCCTAGCGTTTGTCGTGATTGTTATCTTTCCTACACGATTTCCTGAACCTAATTCGTGGCTATAACTAGTTTCTGTCATTTCGTCGCCACCTCCAATCTATCAATTCTTACCCAATCATCACGAGTGATTTTCTTTCTGTGTAAACTTCCTGTGTCTGACCAAGTTGAATCTAGTGTCATATCATGTTGATATTCACGTTTAAGGCTTAGAGATGTTGTTCCCTCCACATAAAAATCCAATTCTCCAATTCCTGTGTATGAAGCATGATCATTATTGGCAGAAAACTTGATTCTGTAAGCATGAAACCTAACTTTATTTGATACTGCATATACTTTATCGGTATTCACTGTAGTCCAAGTTTGATTAGTTTGAGTGTCTAAAACTTCCCATGTTCCATTAATACCATCTGTAGTATCATTGCTCCCTTGTAGAATCCAATTCTTAGGCATAGAATTTAAGTATGAACTTGCCATGCTTCTTATCTTATATTTCGTTACTGTTATTTTATTTTTGAAACAAAATCCTAGAAATCCTGTTTTTGCTCCACTAGCTGTAACATAGCCCTCGCTTGTATCTGCTTTGTCAAAAGCCTTCCATGCAGGATAGTTATTGGTGTGATACTCTGTTTCTGCAAAAGCAAAACCTTCTGAGGAAGATGTATTTGATGTCAATTTAGGTACTATATAGCTACCTGCTTTTACTTCTTTTTCTTCAATAAATTCATTAGTATTAAAATCACTGTTCGATATAGTAAAAACATCCGTAACAAATCCTGCAAATAAATCTATTCTTACCTGAATATATTGTTTTGTGTCAGACTGAATTGCCCCATCTTCCGCAATCGCAATCCAATCAGACCAATCTCTACCATTGTCTGAAACTCTTGTTAATACTGCGAATGAGCTTGCGCCATTGTTTGTATTAGTTGTGAATATTTTTTCGAAGTCCTGAAAAACATCTCCTAAATCAATCACATCAGAAGTCCATGAACCTTCTTCTGTGTAAATAGGGTTTCCTTGACCATCAACATCAACTTCCACTAGTTGAAGAAATCCTGTTGTCTTGTTAATTTCAGTATTGTCATGTGTTCCTGAGACACCAATAGGTAATCCTATTTCTTTCTTTTCTAAATTACCGCCTATAAGAGCCATATGAGCATTTTCCTTTCTTATTATTAAATATGAATTGTATTACCTTCTTGTCTATCTCCTGTATCAATCGACTCAATACCACCAATAAAAGTAATAAAACTACCACTTACGTTTGTAAATGAATTATCTAAAAACAACACAATGAACTTTGAGTTTTTAGATGATTAACCTTAGCGTCTAAGCCTTTGCTAACAAGTTTATCTACTAGCATTTGAATTGAGTATGTTCCTGTGTCTATTGTGTAGACTTTCTCATTTGAAGATTCGAATAAAGAAAACTTGTTGTTAGCTGTTGTTATTTCTAAAGAATCATTTTTATCAGGTAGATATAGCCAAAATCTTTTCATAATACCATTTCCTCGCCTAGTTAATTATTTGATAGTCCAATTCATCTGACCTGCTCTATTGGCTTCTAAAGGGGCGTAGAAGCGTTCTACTTCAATTCCTCTTGACTTAAATACCAAATGACCATTCATTGGTTTGTTTGAAGTTAATTTAACTTCAATAAAAGCACTCTCATTGAAAGGAAGTGAAACAACAGGCTGAAAGAATAATCGAACATCATCTTTCTTGTAAGTTGTTTTGTAGCCAAAATTAATTGACTTTAAGTTTGACTTCTGAATACCTTGCACATTACTGAAATCAGTAAAGGCTTCTTTATATGTGATAAGGTCTTTGTTTTCAAAATTTGTTGTTAAATGATAAGTTTTTCCATCTTCATCAATATAGTCAATCTCAATTCGTCTACCTCTTAAATTGAAAGAACCATCCGACATTTCGAAGAAAAATTTCATCCCTTGACCAAACAAACCAAAACGAACAACCTGATTTCTCTGAATTAAATAAAAATCATTTTTCTTATGCGTAAGTAGGTCGTACTCAGCATAGTTTTTACCATTTACATAATCAGCATTCCAGTTAAAAGGGATGTCGATTGCTTGTAAATTTCCTGAACTTGAAAATAACATTACTGTTCACCTCATTGTATTGAGTTATTTTTCCATAAAAAAGAGGGTAGGGGAGAGCCCCCATACCCTGATGAAAAATCGTTGAATTAATGCCTATGAATCTTATACGTAACGGTAAGACACACGTTGCACTAATAGGTTTTTACCTGCGCTTGCTGTGATTGGTACATCTGCATAGACAGTAACTTTTACAAAGTTACCGCCTGCAAAATCGGCATTGCTTCCATCATCTAATGTGTCATGTGCCAACCCTAATATTTCCTTAGCAGCAGGTGTTTTATCAATTTTAATTGCCGTATACTCAATGTCATTGTCAGGTACTAAATTGCCTTCCACTTTTACCCATGAGGGTTCTGTTATATCTGTTGTACCAGCTTTAACTACTTTATAGATAAAACCATTTGCTACTGTAGGTTGTATATAAGTATCTAAAACTAAAATCGTGTTTTTTGACCACACAGAAGCATTTTTAGCGTTTTTGTTAGTTGTAGTACCATTTGTACCTAAATCTTTAGTACCTAATGGATTCGCAGTCCCACCTTTACCTACAGGCGTAAATTTAGTTTCATTTAAAGTGTCAACTCGTACATGGAACCAGTTATCACGTACAGCTTCAACAACTTTACCAACCGAATCCCCAGGACCACCTTCTCGGTCGCGAGTTGTAAATGTCACTTCTTCCATTTTTGAACAATCAGATTTACCCTCTCTATTATTCCAAATATAAAATGTTTTATGTGGGGACTCTGAATCTGCGTCAACAGTCCCATAGTTTACTGTGTTGTTTACTTTGCTTGCCAGTTCGTTTGTACCTTCATACCATGATACTACAGGTGGGTTTGTCATTATAAAATTCCTTCTTTCTAGTTAATTTAATTTTTTATATTAAAAAACTCTCCGAATCAATGAAGATTTAGAGAGTCGTTTAACACTATTTTTACATTGACCGATAAGTTTTGTGCATCGACAGAAAAAGAGGGGATAGTTAATCTGAAAATATCACCTTTTTTCACATTACGTTCTGTTAAAGCGTGTGTTTTATCATCAAGATAGTGGTTTTCGCCAATCACAACTGGGTTATCCGTGATATCATGCCAATCCGTAAAATTGGCAGATTTTTGAATTTTAACGGGAGTTGGTTGAGCGCCTTTTGATGTGACAGAGGCTTTTACTTCTACAATTTCACCTTCGTAATCAAAGACAACATGAGGATCTTGAACGCCTTCTAAGATATCTTTTGGAATGATGAATACAATTGTTTTCTCATTAACAAATTCAGTAATACCTTTAAGTTTCATATAATGCTCTTTGCTCATTAATCCGTTTAAAAGCTCACTTGCTAGAGGAATGTTGCCCCCTAATGCATCGATAGGAACCCAGTCTTTTCCGTTCCATCTATAGCGGATCCCTGTATCAAAAACCTGAGTAGTCCATCCAACTTCAGGGTAAGGGAACTTTTTCGCAATATCGTTATATGTATTGACAAAAGGCTGATAAATTAGAACGGTTGTTTCATACGCGTCTTTCACTAATTCGGTAGCATCTTTTGCTTGCTGTGTTGCAATTAAAGCCTGGTCTGTGGCGTTATTGGAATTGTTAATAGCGATGACAAGACGTTTTAAGTACTCTTCATAAGTGTCTGTTCGATCTATTAATTCTTGTACTTGCGCTTTACTTTTTTCAATGATTTCATGCAATGATTCAGTAGCGGTTGTTCCATCATAATGAATGATACGAGTAGAAGGGTAGAGGATAAGGCCTCTTCCTTTATATATAATGGAAAGGGTCTCCGCTTCTTTTGATTCATGGACATAAACAAAGCCGTTCGTATAGTCAACATAAAATTCATTTTTATCGAGGTTGTGTTTTATAAAGGCTTCGTAGTTTATCTCAAACATGCCTGCAATACGTACTTTAAACATCTCGTCAGGAATTTCTAATAAGAATACCCGTTGATTTACTACTCGTGCAATATCAAGTCTATCGATAAAAGGATCGTTGGGCGTACCTTTTCTCCAAACGATATGGATAGGATTATTAAATTCTAAATAGTGAATAGGTAATGACAATTACTCACCTTCTTTCTTCATTTTTCTTCAACCTGAGAATACGTTGCTGGAACCTTCACTTATTGTAGGTGTAGAGCCTCCATGAGTAGTCACTTTGTCGCTTTTTCTGGCTAGTGGCTTGCCATTAACGAACACAGTCGAACTTCCTCCAGTAACAGAACCAGTGGCATTTGTATGAGAACCACTGTCATAAGACCAACCACTCGGAACTGAGTAGGTGTCTTTTTCTGACGTTTTTGCTCCTGAATATACCACTTCTTTTCCATTGACGAATACATTAGAACTTCCTTCGTTTATTTGCCCTTCAATCGTTGCACTAATGTAATTGTATGAGTGAGAGGATGAAGGGGGAGTTAGAACACCGTAGCATATTCCACCTGACCAATATCCTGAATAAAACTCACCGTTCATATAACCTGCTTCACAAGTATATTCATTTGGTTTTTTTACCTTGATATGCCCCGTTGCCGTGCTATTTTGAATTTTATTCCCTTTCACTGAAACTTCAGGCATGTTAATTCCTCCTTAGTTGAGGTCGATTCGAGACCCATTTACCTTAACTCCCGAAGTGCTGATGACAATTTTATTTTCTCCTACAGCTAAAGTAATGGCATTGGAAGCTTTGAAATTAATATTTTTGCCATCGAAGTTCATGGAGTGAGGTGTTTTCATTAGAATGGATTCATCGCCATTTTTAAGAGCAAATTCTCGTTTTTGGCCATCCGTGCCCACATAGTCAAAATAAAAACCATCATTTTTTTTGTATTGGTATCCGACATTGTTTCCTGCGCCCGCATCACCGCCTGCCCCCCACGTCATGTGAGGATAAGCAGCATCTCCAGTTTCTTTCACTGTGATTGTGAGCTTGTCTTTTTCAGAACCGCCATAATTTGTTTTGATTTTAAAGAAATTATCCTTAATATGAATAAAGTCTTGTGGTTCATTGGAATTCAGCGTCTTTAATTTATTGACCGTTAAATCGGAAATATAACTTCCATCCACATCTTTTATCATTTCTTCACTATCATTACCCATAATAAGAAGTTTTTTAGCGTAGATAAGGCCATCTTTACCAATCCAAATGCGCTTTTCACCTTTAACATCAATGGCGATGCCTTCATTGGCATTTAAGCGTATTTCTTCGCCGTTATTGCCGTTAATCGTAATACCTTTATTGTGGTCGAAAGTTATTTTCTCTCCTAAAAAACCGTCAACAATTTTTAAATTATGGGTCGTAATATCTTTGGCATAAAGCCTACCATCTGTGTCAACGTAGAATTTTCTATTGCCGTTAACATAAATTGAAATGGCTTCGTTTGCGTTTAGCCTTATCTCTTCGCCATTTCTACCAAAGATAGTGATGCCACGTTCCCAATCAAGAATAATGGCGTCGCCTAAGTTGCCATCTACAATGCGTAAGTTTTTTGTGACTAAACCTTCAGCATACAGTGTGCCATCTTCCCATTTGTCGTCATTTAATGTAGCAAATAATTTACTGACCCATTTATCATTCTCCCACTTTTGCAGAGCAAGACCATTAGTAGCATTCAGAAAAGCTCGGTATTTTCCATCACTGCGCACAGCTATAAAACCAAACTCATTCATAATTAAATTATTATTATACGCACCCATGTGAATACCTGAATAGAACAAGGAGTCTTCAATAGCTTGTCGAAGGCGAGTAGCTTCATCATAGTAATTTTTAAATTTTTGCACAAAAATACCACGATTCTCAATCGGACTCGTGGATTCAGTCAGTGGGTCAGTCATATCAATATTTAAATTTTGTGCATCTAAAAAGCCATTATTAAGAATCCTAATATAGCTTGAAATATAATTCATGAGTGCTAAATAAGCATCTTTTAAAGCACTTGTAGAGTACCTATCAGTTATAGAATAGACAGTAGGGAACGTTTGAGTATCTGTATTAAATTCGGCATTCACATCTGTTTTATTATCTCGTTCACTTCTAATATACTTTTGCGCTTGTTGGAGAAGCAGCTTGTAGTCTGAGTGTATTTTATATAATTCTTTAATAAGCTCTAATTTTTCAAGCGTAGTCAATTTTCCGTCTGCCACAATCTTGTCAAATAAGCCAATATCAAAGTAATTATTTTCTGCATCTAAAATTACTTGGTCTAGGTTATTTACGATTTTAATATTTTCGGCCACCATATTTCGAGAATACAACGTACCATCTGTATTAGCCCATAGTACTTTTTTCCAATCATCGCCGTCTTTTTTGCTGACTGAAAAACCTTCACAAGTTGTCAACGCTACTTTTGTTATCGTATTCCATGAAACAAGACCAAAACATTCAGATTCTTGAGGAATTAAATTTCCGTCCTTATCTTTTTCATTGTCTGATACAAGCCCTAACCGCATGACTTCATCACCGTTACGATTATAAATAGTGGTCCGTGAGCCTTGTGTCAGCCAAACACCTGATTCGTCTTCAATGATTAAATTCACACCCGAAATTATTTTACCGAAAATTCTCTCGCCAAAAATACCATCCTTCGAAATGGCGTGCTTCCATGAGTTGCCGTTATCGTTTGTGATAGCTAAAAATCCATTTTGAATCACTAGCCAGCTTAAAGGGTCGGTTAAATCTTTTACTGTAATGCCGCGCTCATTGATTTCAATTTGCTGATTATAACCAGCCATTACGGCATTTTTTAAAGAGTCCCATTTATTGTTAATGATGTCGTTGATGGCCCCATTGTTTTTTTCGGAAAGATTCCATTTCCATTTTTCCATTTGGACGAGGGTAGAGGTATTGCCAGCCTTACTAAGTTGCTCTAACCAGGTGTTTTTTTCATCAATTTCGTTGGTGATAATAACTGAAATACTTTCTCGTTCAAAATCATAGGTAATTTCCGTTATTTTAGCTTTAATATCTACCTGCAATCGGTCATAACGAACACTGACGATATCACCTAAATTGAGTTTGTCCCAATCATTTTGACATTCCACGACTGCTAAAAAATCAATCATATTCATATCTAATTTAATTTTTGGTTGTAAGTATTGTTTGAAAATTTCTTGTGCTTCTTCTAACAAATCTTGATCATCGACAATCGAGTCATTTGTATATTCTTTATCGATTTCGAAATTGGATAATTCAGCCAATTGCTCTTTTGAGAAATTATTTTCTCTTAGTAATTTACTTCTTAATCGTTCTAACTCATCTTGATAATTGCTTAATTGATAGTTTAAGTCCCGAATAAAGGCTTCTTGATTGGCAATCTCAGCTCTTTTTGCTTCTAGTTGGTTAATGATATCCAGGTGAGAAGGGGAGTTCGATTGAAAGTTAGCATTGGATAAATCTAATTCATCTTCTATGATAATTCTTTGTGTTTGTAGACTGCTAAGACGCTGTTCTTCAGTTTGAATAATGGCATTCTGCGTAGTGATAGAACTCGTTAAGTGAGTGAATTTTTCTGCTAATGACTCTACTAAAGTATGATAATTTTCTAATGCAATACATAAGTCATCACTTAAGTACTCCGAATGGCTAATGACGACCCCGTTTTCACGTTTAAAGGGGTAGAGGTAGAATCTAAAATCTTCTAAATAAGCCTGACCTGTGGGGTTTAACCGATGTATTGTCAGTCCATCTTGACCATAAACCTTTAATCGAGTGATTGTATCAATCGAGTTAGTAGACAAATTAAAGCTTTCTAAATATTTGCCATCTCGGATATAAAACCCTTTATTGTTGCCAATATTATCAGGTCTATAGTAGTTTATTTCACATTTAAGTGTGTCCCAAACAATTAGAGCATTCCATAGGTTTGCTAAATCATAAATAATTTCTAGAATATTATTTGAGGATACTTCATAGCTGCGATAGGTTTCGAAAAAGCTATCGACATAACCAATTTTCCAATTAGTATTTGCTGAGGATAATATTTCGTTTGTAATTTGTGCGAGCGTTTTACTGACTACTTCAAAATCTCTAATATTTTTATCGCTCAGTTGCACACCCAACGATAGGGCAGAGTATTGAATATATTCATCATCGCTATACGATTTGGTGGATTCATTCAATAAGAAGTATTCCGTTACAGGACCGAACTTCAGTTTAAATAAATATCGATTTTTAATCGTTTGGATATTCGGATTGTCCGTGGGAACACCATCTTGCAAAATAACTGTCGGTATCTTGAAAGATAATTCATTTAATACATTTAACTTCGTATTATAGCTAATATCATAAGCTTCACTAAGAAGTGCGATTGTTTTTTTATCGGGTCTACAGAGGAAAATTCTCGGTTGTGCAGCTTTTATATCATAATTAATGTCACCTAATTTCACTTTATCACCCCCTTTCGCTGAAATTTATTGTTGAATAAATACATGTTGGTATCTAACATGCATATCGAAATCTCCATCTGCTTGAATGTAGTTGTTCCCAATCATTAGTTCCAAAAATTCATCATTGTGATCATCATAGCGATAGACGCCTGAATTTTGTCGATCTGACACTATTTCTTCTTTCTGACAATGGATAAAAACTTCTTCGTTATCAATTAAATTATGTAATTGCATCTTTTGATTTGTCATAGTATTCGTTATTGCTACGTTTCCATTGCCGTTCTTTTTTCTAATCCATACTTTAGGTTTTACCGTAAAATCACCTAAGTTTTCTAAAACAGCACATGGATCAAAACTAATAGAGAATGTTTGGATATAAGGTTTTTCATGCTCATTAGTAGCACTCATGACGATTTTATATCTAAAGGACATTCCTTTGAGACTATATTGATCTAATAGACCAGTATTATTGAAATTTATTGGCTGCCATGTGGTCCACTTAAGTGTATCGTAGGATACTGAATAATAGAATTCGACTTGTTTAGCATATACATTTACAATAGTAGCTGCCATCGTTGTCAAATATTTTTGGGCATTAGTAGAAATAGAATGTATGTTGGAGATATACGAGCCTTTTACCGTTGAAATGGAACCCCAATTTGTCATGCAAGCACCTCTATTCTATTTTGCCAAATGGCCTAAATTCACAGCTGTTTCCAATGCGTTTCCATTTAATGGTCTTCGCTTTTCGCCAAACGACAGAGTTATCAATGGATGCAGTTTCATTTTGAATGGAAGACCATACGGGTTCATTTACTGAAGACAATCCTGCTGTTTCACAAATGTAGTAGTATTGTTTGCTACCATTAGTAGGATAAACAATATCCCCAACTTCATAGTTATAGTCCTTGCGCCAATTACTACCATTAACATCATAAAACTCTTGATGTAATCCTGTAAGAAAGGTAGGGGAGCTAGTTGAACTTTTGCCATCCACTACACATTCATATAAACCACCATTATCAGGCACAGCCTTTATTAAATCTCCTACAACATAATTCTTGTTAGGTTTCCAGGTTTTAGCATGGATGCCTTCTCTCGTTGCAACCCAACCAATATGGGCGCTAATGGCGGGTGCTTTGTTCCATACAATATAACCAATCGGATAAAACGTGTTATCATGTAATTCTTCAATAGCTTGAGCAGACGATTTTAAGTATTTTTCAAGTTTATTAAAGTTTTCACCATAGTTGACAATGGTTTCCTTGATATCATCCTGCTCAAATGTGGTTTCTGTTACAATTTTTAAGCCTAGTTTATTTGTAGTTTCCATTTCAATTGTCACCCCAATTCGTAGTGTTGGCATACAATATGCCCCATGTGTTATTCATTGCATCAATTGTCAATCCATTTGAAGTAATTTTCATATTATGGCATTCTCCTTCCGCAAATGTAGTCATATCATCCTTTAATAAGTAACTTTTATTCGATTCTCGAAACTCTATCTTATCTAGTATATGTTCATGCGAATAGGTATAAGGTGAATCGCATCGAATCTTTAGTTCTACATAACCTTGTTTGAGCCCATTATGTATGAGCGTTGAATCACCTTCTACAAGTGCATACATGACTCTATTAGGATTATGATCAAATACTAGTGGTTTATAATAGGGTTGGAAGAGCCAGCGTGCAATTTTTCTTAAATCACTATCGTTTACCCAATCATCTAGATAAAAGGACAATTTAAAAGAGAGTGGTTCATGCTCCACTCTCTGAAAGTAAGGTGTTTCATTATTTGCGATTTTCTTTTCGATAATTCGCCGTGACGGTAAAAAATTCTCTTCAAATAAATTACCTGAAGACCATCCTATCGTAACGCCCATATCCTTTGATGAGATATTATCATACATAAAATGAATAGATTCTAACACTAATTTCTCATCCCTTTCTTACGTAATAAGTCATCGTTAATCATTTTGCTAAATTTATTGAGATCATTCATATCACCATTCATTTTATCGATGTTAAATTCGATGTTGATGTCTCCGTATGTTGCAGCAGAAGCGGCTTGAACTGTACGGAAGGTATTGCTAAATTGCGGGATTCTATCTAATATTGGTCGGAAGAATAAGCTAGCTCTATCCATTATATTGGCCATTGAAAGTAAGTTTTTAGTGTCGATAGGGGAATGAATTAATTCATTTGGATGGACAATCATCGCTTTCCCACCTAAACCGTCAATACCATTGCTAGAAAAATTCGTCATTCCTCCTTGTAAGGCAGAAGCAGAGTTATTAAAACTGTACTGAGTCCCGGCTATTCTTAAGGCATTTGCTTTTTCTATGATAAGATCCTGAAGTTGGGGAGTTATGACTACATGCTTCGCTTGTTCCATAAAAAAGTTACTTAATTTAAGTAGATCATCATCAGATAGTTTTGTTGTTATGTAATTATTAAAATCGATATCTGTGGGAATCTCAGAATTATTTTTTCTGCCTTCTTGGGCCAGATTGTGAGCCTTTTCTCTAATACTTGCTTTACGTACAGAGTTTGGTTCATTTTCAGCAAGAACATCGGTCATAAACTTCCCTAACAGTACTTGCATATCACCTTCAATCAGTGAAGATTTGTTTTTATTATTGCTAATATCATCCGAAGAACCATACTCACCATTTTCTATTTGTGATGATTTCTCAACCTGATTCATTAAATCTAATGCTTTTTCTAATTCCTCAATAATATTTTGTCTGATAGAGGTTCCAACTTTATCGAATGTTCCAGTTAGTGTTTTCTCTAAATCGGGCATGCTTTCGGTTAACCAATTTTTAAAATCGCCAAATTCCTGTTTTAATGAAGCGAATTCTCCATCGCGAATTTTCTTTCTAATTTCTTCGAATTTACGTTCATCATTTAGTCTATCAGTATAGAACTGTTCCCAATATTTCTTTTTCTCATCTATTAAGTTTAATTCTTTTTCATGATATTCGTTCTCTAGCTCTTCCTTTTGACTCATTTCAGTTTCTTTTGCTTCTAATTGCTCATTTAATGATTCTTTCCGTAATTCTATTTCACGGTCATGGCGTTTCTCTGAAATTTCCTCGTCAATTTGAGCAAGTTGCTCTTGTAAATTTTTTCGTTTAGATTTAGCCTCGTGAGAATTATCTAGCAGCAATAAATTGTATTGTCCTTGGATATCATTGCGCTCTTTTTCAAGTTTAGCAATATCCTGATCATAATCACGCTGGGATTCTTGCTGGTCAATTAGTTTCAATTTATCTTGGATATTTTTTCTAAATAAATCCATTTCATCTTTATAATTGTCCATGACAGTGTCGTGACGGTCATTTTCCCGCTGTATCTCGTCATCGATACTCTTTATATGTGCATCCCGTTTTTCTTGTATGTATTCTTTATAGGCATCAATTAAATTATTTGCTAATTCTTCTTGTTTTTTCTTTTCGTCTGCTGCAAGTTCCGCTCTTAAACGAGCCCTTTTAAGATCCAAAGCTTTAAGGTCTGCCTCTGCTTTTTTTAAATCCTCAGGAAGCAAACTGAGTTGTAATATATTATTTTTGGTGGTGTTTATTTGGTTTTTAATACTTTCTATTAAATTTTTTTGCTGTTCTTTTTGGAATTTACTTTCACGAATATATTCATCGGAGCCTTCATCAAACATGGACTGGATAATTTTACTTCGCTCGATTGAAAACTCAATATTATCATTTTTCTCATCATATTGAGTCTTTATATTAATCAATATTTCGTAATTCTTTTCTCGAATTTCAATATCTAGCAATTTTATTTCAGTTGTTAGCTGTGCATATCGCTCTTTAAGCTGCTCTAAAACTTCGCCCGAATGCTTGCCGCCTGCAATCTGCTGTTGTAAATATTGTAACTCGCTTCGATTGACCTTTTGTTTTTGATTCATGTAAATGGTCATCAACTGCAATGTCTTTGCATATCTAGCGGAATTGGTATCTAATTCTTGTATTTTAGCATTTTCATATTCTAGCTGTGATTCTGGCATGCTGCGTTGATAGTCAAACGTTTCGAGTTTGTTCAAAGCCAATTGTGAAATGGCATTATTGGTGTCTAATATTTCGGTTTTCAATTCCAATAATCTACTTTTCATTTCATCTAGCGTGATTGCAGAAAGAGAGCCATTTTTAATTAATCCTTCTAAATAGACGAGTTCCTGATTATTTACGGTTTGTTTTTGCTCTAAATACTTCGTTTGTAGATCGATTGTTTTCGTATATCGACTCGAACTTTTATCAACCAATTTTAGCTTGGAATCTTCATAATCCAAATTGGATTGTATATTTCCTCGTTTCCAATCAAACTGAGATAACTGAGAATCTATAATGTCTTTTTCAATTTTAGCAATTAGCTCTTTTTGATTAAGAATGTCACTTTGTATTTTGAGCAACTCGGATTTCGCTTGGTCGATTGCTTGTTGTGTTGTTTCTACAGCAGTCGAACTGCTTGAGCTAATAACTCCTGATTTTGCATTGTTTAAGTATTCAGTAGGATTAATCGGTGTGTTCCTATTTTTATTAATTTCATAATGTAGATGGGAACCTGTACTATTTCCTGTTGAGCCAATTGTACCAATTTGTTGTCCCGCTTCTATGGTAGTTCCTATTTTAGCAATACTTTGTTCTAAATGGGCATAGATATGTTTTAGATTATTAGCATCTTGTATAACAACGATATTACCGTAAGAAGAATCATAGTCATTATCTTTTGCTTTTCCACTAGCAATTACTTTACCACTAATATTTGCATCTAATCGTGTACCTTGTGGCATAGCGATATCAATCCCACGATGATTATCTGCTTTACCATTTAAAACTCTGTTGCCGTAATTACTGGAAATTTTGCCTGACCAGCCACTTAACTTTTGAGCAGAGCTTGTTGTAGAGGAGGCATTTGATACTGTCCCTGTTTTATTAATCTTCCCTGCAGCAATTTGAGATTTTATAGATTTTTCTTGATCCTCAATTAAAGTAAGCTTTCTCTTTTCGAGTTCTATTTGTGCTTGAAGTGATTTTCGATACGCTTCGGAATGCTTTGGTAGGGAAGATTGGACTTTAACTTGTTTTTCAATCTCAAGATTTAAGTCCTCTAGGGTTTGTTTGTATTTGTTTGTAATATAGATGGAATCTTTGGTTGTTTTATTGGAAGACTTTGATGTCTTTGTAGAATTTTTTGTAGATGAAATAGATTTATCTAAACTATTTGTAATTGAGCTTAACTGTTCACGCCATTTATTCAATTCTGTTGTTTTTAAAGCTATTTCTGCCTCTGGTGGAATCACAAAAGAATGCGCCTGAGGCTTTATACTTCCATCTTCAATACCATCGAGAAACCCTTTGTTTGTCATTTTAACGCTTTGTAATAGGATTATTGCCTGTATTTCACCTTCGATGATTTTAATTCTTTTTTGAACTTCTGAAGCCAAATCGAGTGTCGTTTGTTGTTCATTAGTTAATTTTCCTTCGCGAGCTAATTTATAGGCATTTATTAGTGTCTCGTTTACTAGGTTTTCAGCCTGTATGGCTTTTATTTTTTCTTCACTTAATTTTATTGCTTTACCGTCTTGATCAAAAAGAAAAGGGTAGAGTGTATTCAAACTACTCATGATTAAATCACGAGCTTGTAATGTATCTACAAGTCTTTGTTCTTCAGCCGTTAAATTACCTTTTTGACTAAGATTGCGAATTTCTTCTTCAGTATGTCCTTTTAATTGATTAGTCAACATCTCATATTGGAATACTAAATCAGAAGTTTCATTCACTTTATTTTGTGATACTCTGGCGAGTTTTTCGGACGTAGTAGTAAGTTTTTCTACTTCACCCTTGTAGTCAAAAACTCTTGCTTTTGCTTCAGCATATGTTGAATTGTGAACCTTCATTTCAAGGGATAATTCTTTTTGAGTTTTAGTAGTATCTTCGAATTGTTGATTTAATGATTTCATTATGCTACTTACTTCATCTTCGCTTAATCCTAGCTTTGACAGTTCAGCAGTCATGTTTGATATTTTATCTTTAGTTTCATTAGCCATTGAGTCAAAAGTGTCAGATGTAGCATTCTCCATGTTTTGGAAAGAACTCACCATATCATTTATTAATGTATTGGCGTTTTCATTTGAAAATAAAGATGTTAACGATTCTTGTAAAGTATCTAAATCACTTGCATCTGTTACGTCGATTAATTGTGCAGCAAAACCTTCAGCATTATTTTTGACACTATCAGTTAATGCCTTATTTTGTTCTATTATATGAGCTATATTAGAGATATAGTCGGATTTTTGTCCTAAGACTTGCTGTTCCAGTTTAGAATCGATCTCAATAATTTCATCCATATGATGTTGAATAGCGATACTTATATTCTTATAATAATCTTCAAAGGGGTTTTTATAATCTTTTTTATATTCTTTTTTATATTCTTTTTTATCTTCTTTTTTAACTTCTTTTTTCGCTTTAGACTCAAGATTATTTAATTCTTTTATTTTGTTTTCATAATCTTCAACTGATTTTAGGGCAGATTTTCCATTTTCCAAAAAATTGATATTGTCGTCCGAAACAAATGAACGTTGTGCATTATCTTGTAAGCTTTTAGCTATTTCAACTTTTCGATTTTCTAGTTCGGAAATAGTCTTTTTTCGTACTTGAATATCTTCATTACGATCTTCCTGGGCTACTTGCCCAGCTAGTTGTGCTTCAATTGCCTGTTGTTCTTTCAATAGACCTATTTTTATCTTTAATGCTTCCGATGAACCAATGATTTTATTCCCAAATTCGTCTTCACCTGTAACGATATGAGGTAAAATTTCTCCAAGTTGATTAGAAATTTCACGATATTCGGCAAGTACAGACAAATCTGTATTTCCTAATGACATAGCATTCTCTAATTCAGCGTATCTAGTGGATAATGTATTAATTTCTGTAGCATTTGAAGTAAAAGTATCCAAAATATTCATTTGTTCAGCCGCTAATTCTGCTGTTTTTTGTTTTGCTTTCTCACTGCTCTCAATTATTTTTCCAAACACGAAATCGATACCTGCTAGAGCTAAGCCAGGTCCAAATGTTGAAAGCAGACCTTTCCCAATTGCTGCTATACTTGTTCCGGCACCTCTAATATCACCATATGCTTCCTTTGCTGTTTTTGATAACTCAAACATGTTCACCCCAAAATCAAGTAGAGACGTTGAACTTTGTGAGGCTTCTTTAGTATTTTTGCTAAACTCCACAATAGCTTGATTTATGCTTTCTAGTTGGCTTGGGATGTCGGAGATACCTGCAATAGTTAACCCTTCACCAAATTGAATATTATTGATTTGAGTATTCAAATCTGAAATTTGGTAGGTTAATTGTTCGAAATTGTTGTTGTTTGCGTAGGCTTTATTTAACTCGTAAATATTATATAAATTTGCTTCGAGCGCTTGCAGGTTTTGTTGTGTTTCTTGAATGCCATTTAGTTTAAATTGGTTGAAATTGATTGTTTCTATTTCTGTTTTCAGTTGTGTCAATAGCTGCTCTAGTGATTGTAAGTCGCCGCTAGGAATGCTTGCTAAACGCTTGTAAAATGATTTTACATTTAGATTTGCATCACCGATTGCTTCATTTAGCTGGTCTATTGATTTTACTGAAGTGGTCACTTGCTGTTTGAAATCATCGAATAGTGACAGGGGAGGGGATGATCCAGTTCCAACATTCTGCAATTTTTGGTTTAACGCGTCTAAATGTTGTTGGAGTGCATGAATTTGCTTTTCGTATTCCAGAAATAGTTGCGTATTGTGACCTTTTACATCTAAGTTTATCGTTAGAGCATCTATGTTTTTTAATCTCTTTATATATGTATGTATATTTTTTCTTGAAACTTCGTCATTGACTCCTAGAGCGACTAATAAGTCCATTGGTTTTTTTGTTTGTCCACCACCAGTACTCAATCGATTTTCCCTCCTAATTTATAGATAAACATAAAAAATACAGCGACTTTGAAAGTAGCTGTAATCATCAGTTTATCGTTTTATTTTTTCGAATATATTTGAATATCCTAAAATGTTCAAGTACCCACCTAAAAAGGTAGGGGAGTAGTTCAAAATTTTAACGAGTGCTAAGTGAAGGCTCTTTTACGAGTTTGTCTTTGTCAGTAGACTTGATTTTATGGATTAGTTCTTTTTCCAACTCTAAAAACTGCATACTTAAATTGAGTCGCTTACTAATTTCCTCTAGCACATTTGAGATTTCCTGCATCGTAAACATTTCCGTTAAGAATAGGTCGTACCAACCAATCTCTACTAGATTATTCATAGTAGCAAAATGACTTTCAATAGATTTATCTTTAAGTTCAGTTTTTAAATCAGTAAAATGCTTGATCACTAAAAAGAGGACATAGTGTTGTAGTTCATGGTCATTCTTAAAGAAATCTAAGTTATTTTGCTGCACATAGTCGATGGTGCTTGCTAAGTCATTTATTAATATCGTTACTTTGCGCTTACTGAATTTTGGATAGTAATAAATGAATTTACCCTGGTCTTTATCAATGTGAAATTTTTGTTTTTTATTGAACTCATCCGCATTTTGTTGAATATCTGCTAATGTTAGTTTCGTTTCACGTTTAGCCATTTTTAAACTCCTTTTTTTAATTAAAGATGGGCTGTCCTAAAAGTAAGTAAAAACAATAAGCTTAGAGATATTCTTCCTGATATAAAGGTAAGAATCCGCGTAGACTCCTGTGGGAAAAGCAAGAGCATGAGACCCAGCAGGGAGCTTTAGCGAGCGATGCGGCTCATGCCTTGCCCGCGGAAAGCGAAGCGGATTTTTACCATATAGGAAGACAGGCGTTATTGTTTGAAGAACTTTTTAGACAGCCTCATTTTAAATTAATTCATTTAAATTACATCAACAACAATTGTTTCAAGGTATGTACCATCAGTTACTTCAATGATTGTTTGGTCATTTGCTGCTGCAGAGGCACCTAAAGTAATGACACCATTTGCATCAACACTTGCGATTGTTGTGTTCTTGGAAGTCCACGTTAAATCACTATTTTGTAAAAGGACATTGCTGTAACCTGCGCCTCGGATACCTAGTACTGCGATGCGTTGAGCATCTCCTGCAACAGCAGAATCAAGCACTAGACGAGAAGGATTCGAAGCTAATGCTGTAACTTGTACTTTTTCATCAGCTAGATTACGAAGTTTAATGTAGGCATAGTTTCCTTTTTTGTCTGCTAGTGAGCTACCTGCAAGAGAAGAAGAAGCTACACCTTCATGTGTCATAGAAATTTCCACTGCACCATTTGGTTTAAAGTTAGGCACCTCGATAATCACTTCGCCAGTTTTTCCGTTATTAGAGCGAATATCTACATTTAATTCCATACGCACAGCTTTCGGGAATGAATCAGCAGAGATTTCAATTGTATCCATCATTTCCTGAACAGCATAGACAACTTGGACTTCTTTGCCCGCTAATGCTGGAACAGAAATTTCTTTGCCAGTAGGAGCGTATTGCGAGAATGTACCATTAACTTGTTCCACATGCACTTTGCCAATAGGCGTGTCAGCTAATGTGCCTTTACCACTCGCATCAAGTAAAATAATTTCATCCGTATAGAATTCAGCTAATTGGTGATTGATTTCTGTACCATTTTGTAAGGCAATATAAGCTGTATCGAATGCAGCATCTTCAATTGAGAACGTTAATTCTTTTTGGTAGTTAAGTTCGTATACTTTTTTCGAGCCTTTACCTGCATGAATAGCCTGTGTTTGAATTGCTTGTGTCATCGATGAATTCAATAAAGTTTTACCGTTAAGAATTAATTCATCCGTTAAACGATCAAATAAACGTACGTTTGCTACTGAAGTTAAAAATTGATTTTGTTGTGTCATAATAAATTACCATCCTTTTAAGTTATTGTTTTTTATTTGAACTAGAATCAAGTCCTAGCTGTTTCATTTGTTTGTCAAATGCTGACTTTGTCATAATGACATCCTCATTTTTCTTCGGCTCGTCAATATGGCCTAGCCAATGGGGAAGGTCTTGATCATTTTTAAATTCAACCATTCCAGAGTAACGTGCATTCAGAATGGCATCACTGCTGACCATATAATCCATACGAATTAAACCTTTATGAAATTGATAAAGCGTTAAATTTTCAATCTCATGGTAGGGAAGACCAGATTTGCAATGATAAGCGACGATTTGCTGTTCTAAATCTGCCTGTTTCGTTCTTCTTTTTGCCATAAATGCTCGTGCTTCTTGAATGGCCTTTTTAGTGCCTGGATCGATAAATTCATCATCTAAATCGATGAGGTTTTGCTCACTGATGATGGTTTTAATTTTATCGAAATCACGTTCATGCAATGAAATACCGTCGACAATTATAAATGCCATACCTTTTTCATTGATTGTGAATTGAATGTCTTCAGTTTTAAAAATTAAACGATATAAAGCGATTAATTTTGCTAATAAATCAGGGCCATCTTTGTTTTGAGAGAGGGCAAGCAAAAACATGAAATAAGACATTCTAATGACTTCTGGTTCTTGAAAATCACTTTTCGGCAATAATAAGCATTGCACGTAATCATAAAATTCATCGGCATCAACCATGCGAACAGGATAAATACTTAATCCTTTATATGTAGTCGACTTGCCAAATGCTTTTTTAGTTGAAAAGCTCATGATTGAAAACCTCTTGCCCCTTGACCAGAAGGAATAATATAAATCCAGCGATACCCTACAAATCCTTCAGGTGTATTTACAATGGGTATCCCACTGTGAAATCTCATATCTCCAAATTCTTCAATATCCTCTTGAAATAGCACTTCATTTAACATTTCACCTAGCCAATCGAGTCGAAAATCTATATTATTGATAGCAACTGGCGTATAGATATCAAAAATATATTGTTGTGTGCTAGAGTAGGGATGATCAGTAAATTGATTTGTGCTTTTAAGATAATGCTTTTGAGGCGTTCGTGGACCAGTATATAAACAAATGCGAGAAATATGTGAATCAATTAAATCGCTTGTTTTTTCTCCAACTACTAATAGGTTGTTTATAATAAGATCTTTTTCAGGTAACTGTGAAATATCCATTTTTGACTCATCCAAAGGATCATCTAAATGATTTTTTGGCATGTAGTACAGTAATCGAAGTAACTTCTCATGTTCTTTCAATGCTGTATAAAACTTAGATAAATAATTTACAATTTTCATTCTCCTTTGTCCTCACTTCCTAAAGAAGGTTGATTTTGAAGGTTTTGCTTTCATGATTAAAAAAGAGTATTTTATAACATTTTTACATTAATGCATTTATTAATTTACTTACTTCAACTAACAATTGGTGGGGATGAGAAAGCCTCCATTGATTGAGTTTCACTTAATACATACAATTGTCATCACCTACTTAATTTCGATTTGAGAAACAGGTACTTACAGTTTACGATTTAGTATTGATTCTGTTCTCATGTTATGTATTCCATTTATAAACCTCTTTTGAAGTACATGAAACCTTCATGATGTATCCATGCCTTCGCATAGATACATTTGAAAATTTCATTCAAATTAATAGTATGTATTTTAAATTAATTCGTTTATTAACCATGTTCTTCTTCGACTTCTTCAATTCCAAAGGCAATTGCTTCTAAGTAAGAAGTATTGGAAAATGTGTTATGTCTGATTGAACCTTTTTTGATTTCTTTTTGTTTATGATGAGATAATACATAGTTATCTTGCAATTGATGCTGGGCACTTTGATTTCTAAGTAATTTTGTAATCTCTCGCCGTCTGAGATTGCGTCTTTTGGTTTCTTTAATAAATTTTAAATTCTCTTCTTCTAATAACAATTCGGCTTTAGTAAAATATCCTTTTGTAATATAATAACCAATCATATCTAATAAAATTAACGTCTGATGGGTATGTGAGGTTATACTGAAATATAATTCTAACGGTATCTCTTCACCTTGATAAATCACTTTTTCATTTTCTAGCATAAATCTTATAGTTTGCACTCTTTCCTCCATTGGGAGGTCTAAATTCAATTCTACCATTCTGTGAGGTAATTGTAGTTTCATATTATTGCTCCTTCTACTTATTAAGGTGACTGGTGTATCTAAAAAGCTACTATTTCCGCCCAAGTGATTTTTTGAAGCTACTTTTTGCATTTCTTACACTGTGAATGATATAAATCTTTACTGCTGCTATTTAAACTGTAAAACTCGTCGGTTGCAGGAAGTCGCTCTTTACATTTGCTACAACTTTTAGTTCGTAGATTTAAATTCTTTGTATATACTACCTTTCTCCATTGTCTATCATTTTCTTGTTTTATTTGGTGACAAATTGTATTAAACCTTCGTCCCACCGTTTTTAGTGGAATCCCTAAAAGCTGTCCAATTTTATAATTAGTGTAGTCTTTAGCAATGTATTCAAGTAATTCCACTTGCTCTTCATTTAAACATTTTTTTATTAATTCATCTAAATCGGCAAATAAACTAATTACATCCGTGTTCATTTTTAAAGTGTTTGATGCACACACGCCCTGACTGCCATTTAACATCGTATCATCTATTGAACCTCTAAACGTCAATAATTCTTTAATTACAGTTTCGTCTGATAAAACTAAATGTTGATATTTTGTATCTTTAGCTGTTTGATAGGCCATTAACTGTCATCTCCTTTAATGTAAGTATTCGATTTCACTTATCCATATTATAATTGCTATATTTTATAAATCAATATATTTTTATATTAATTCATTTATTAATTCTCATTCATTTACCATTTTTCGTTGTTTCTTCCTATTTAATAAGCAATTTAATAATCTTCCTAAAAAGAAATGGTGTATATCATTAATTCATTTATAATAGTTACATTTTAATTTAGCATATGGTACTATTAAAATAATCATATTTTTAATGGAAAAACAAGGGAGTGGAAACTTTGAAAATTGGTAAAACCCGAGAATTATTAATCGAAGATATTAAAGCTAAAATCCCATTGTTAGTTCAACATGATTTAATTTTAGATGAGATATCTATTCAACTTAATCGATATAACATTAATATAGGCAATATTTTAGAAATGATTAATGATGAAAATGTGCTAAGAGAAACAAATTTAAGCGAATTATTACTATTAGGTGAGCAACTTAATTTAAAATTTGATGACAGTAATCCTGGGTGGATGAATGAATGGTTAAATCCTTCTGAAATCAAAGAATTAAGATTCTATAAAAGAGAATCGCCGTATGAAGACATCATAACGTTACCATATACTTTTGAACATGTTATAAGAACAGGTCATCATGAGTTTGCAGCAGTGCTTCCCAATACAATTATCGGCAAGCTTTGGATGAGTGGTATTTCTATGTATAACCCAAATATACAGCGACAAGCCAAAAAGAAAAAACTAAAAAATGAAATTATCGAAGTGATGAATTTAAATCCAAAATCATTGCGTGAGATTGAAAAGCAAACATTAAATGGAGATTTAATTACATCTACTTTACGATACAATGCAAAAGTTGGTACGGGTAATGACGGTTTAGAATTATATTATGATGAAAAAGAACAATCCCTTACTGTATTAGAAGGAACTACACTCGATGTTTTAGATGGGGCACATCGTACTTTCTCTATTTATAATGCATACATGAAAAAAAGTGATCTGCAAGGTAATATGATTGTTATTTTTTCAAATATGACAGAGGCTCAATGTAAACGCGTGCAAGTAGATATGGCAAAAGCTAACCCTATCCCAAAACCAAGACTGCAGGAATTAGCAAAAGATAAATTGTCTGATGAGGTAGTTATTGAGTTAAAAGTTGATGGGGAATTAAAGGGAAAAATTACTTCTAGTTCAAATGTTAAATATTCATTTGGGGAAGTGGTTACTTTTTCTGAATTATCCAATGCCATCGATAACAGTTTTAAAATAGAAAGTCGTTTACAGGTAGGTAAAGTTGTAACAGTAATTAACGAATATATGATGTATCTTTTTGCTTATTACAAGGATAATTTAACTGATAAAAATTCATTAATGTTTAAAAATAGAATGTTTGTTGGCCATATTGAATTGGCTGCAAGGATGCATGAAGAAAATATCCCTTTTGAAATTTTAAATAATTATTTAGATCAGATTGACTTCTCAATTCATAATTCATTATGGGAGGAGCTTGGTATTTTACAGTATGGCGGACTAAGCACACGAAATAGAAAAAAACTTCAAAAAGTATTTGAGGTTTTAATTAAATAATGAGGTGTACAATTGATGCTTAAAGATAATGTATTTAATAAAGATATAAAAGAGTGGTATTTAAAATCTTTAGATGTAAAAGATAATAGTTTAACTACCTATTTATCGCTCTTTAATAAAGCAACGCTGATAGAAAATCAAAAAAATAAGGATATTTTTGATATGAATAAAGTGGAATTGGAAGAATTGTTTTATAGTTTAAAATCACCTAGTCCACAACCTATAAGTGCCTCCATTGGTTTTATCTCAAGGTATATAGATTGGGCAATTATGAATGGTTATACGGAAAATCGTTCACAAAGGTTACCGAGTATAATCGATATTGAATATTGTAGTAGATTTATTTATAAAGCGTCAATCGTCAGGTATACAAGAGAGCAATTGAAAACTTATATGCGTTTATTTGATGATCAACGGCATGCAGTATTTTTATTATGTTTATTTGAGGGAATCAAAGGTGAAGGCTATAGCGAAATTTTAAATTTAAAAATGGCTGATTTGAGTAATGACAATGGGGTTTGCTTTGCTAGATTGACGAATAATAAGGGGTATAGAAGAAAAATTGAAATAACCGAAGATCTTTATTGGAAGCTTGAAAAATTAGACAAAATATCCTCTACTAGTTTGACACCAAAACAAGGACAAAAATACTTTACGGACAATACTTATATATTTAAGAAAGCAAATTCAAAAAGTAGTGATATTCAACTGAGAGCTTCTTTCGGGAATAGAGCACTGGATTTAGCGAAAACAATATTTGACAATAGTAATTTAATAGCTAGTACGATACAGATTTCAGGTATGATGTGGTATTTGTGGGAAATGGTAAAAGATAATGAAGTGAAAACCCTAGACAAAGAGCTATTAGAAAAAGTTGCAAATAAATATGATACCGGTTATGCGAACAAAGATAATAAGTATGTAAGTTATTCTATACTCAAACATAAATTAGATTTTGATTTTATGAAAACAAATTATGGAGATTTTAATATAGAGCTATAGAACTGGTGAATACCAGTTTTTTTGTTGTCCTGCATTAACGGTCAGTAAGACGCCCACCTCAGGTTGAAAGACGAGGTGGGCGTTTTACTGACTGTAGCAGCCCGATTGGTTTGACGACCATCAGTGAGAGAAAATCCCCACTGATGGTCGTTTTACTTTATAAATAAAATAATAAGATAAAACGACATGGGTATTGGGTAAATTGTAAATATTCTCTAAAAATAAACTTGAAAACGAACGTCTGTTCGTGATAAGATAAGAACAAATCAATGCTGAGGAGAATAGCTAGAAAAAGTTATATTAGGAATCATTGTAATACTAGGGGGTTTTTAAGTGGATGAGATACAAACAACAGCTATTTTAGAGTTAGTTATTTATAAGGATAGCAATATTTCAAATGAGTTAATGAAAGATTTTAATGGAAGTATTACAAATGTTATTCTGAGAGATGAAGGAGGTAATATGCTTGAATGTGCATGTATGGACAGTTCGGTTTCTAGTTTAATACTAATGGATTCATTGCATGAAGAGGAAATAGAATTAATGAATGAACTGACTGATACAAAATTCATCTATCAAAATGCACAAGATATTCAATATGATAGTTTAATTCAATTAGATGACAGTCAGGACAATATATACTGTGTTGTAGAGCTTAAAAATATAATTTATTTATATAATGGCTTTTTAAGAAAAACCATTAATGATGATAGTATTACGTCTTTAAAAAGCTTAAAAGATTATTTAAATATCCACTATCCAGCACATAAAATATTGGAAAGAATATGTTAAAGGTTTGGAAAATGAGTAGTAAAGTGAAAGGATGATAAAGGTGATGTTGTACTATTATTGAAAGGTGGTGAACAGAAATGGAAAAAATTTTAGTGAAAGAATTTGCTTCTGAACTAATTGGACAATCAAAAGGAAGGATCAGCAAAATCGACGCTGAAGCAATAGCAATAATTTACATATCTAAGGTCAAAAATTTTAATTTGTTAAAGACTAATGGTACTAGAAATGTTGTACAGAGCATCATTGGGGATAAACAAATTGTCGACTTAATGAAGGGGGCAAGCACATATAATTTTTCATTTAAATGA